ACCAGCAATCTCTTGGATTGTGTATGCACTTAAACAACCTACGTTTTTAGTAACTGGTATTATAACCGGTGTGCCATTTATATCTTGTAATTTAAATATACTATTCTCACAAAATATAAACAGTTCATTACGGAAACTTTTAATACCTACTACTTGGTCTTCTAAAGTTATTGACCCCGAACCATTACCATTAAAAGTTGTTGGGTCTAAAGTTTTACTATAAAAAATAGTGTTTAAGTTATCTTCAACTCCTGCAACAACTAAGTGTTTATCGTGAATAACTCCATGTGTTGCAAACTTATTACTACCATGAGTTGGGTCTATCTCACCACTAAAAAATGTTCTACTGGTAAAAGCTCCTGTACCTTCCATTCTAAAAAAGTAAGGTTCATTTGCTCCATCACAAATAATTAGTATTCCATAATCAAAGGTAGCACCTTCAAAGATTGCAAAACTTACTTGTCCTTGTCCAGTTCTTGTTAAAGTACTACGACCTGTAAAAGCAGTATGGTTATCTCCACTTGATGCAACTGAACTTCTACTAATATTAGTCCAGCTTGTACCGTCTTGACTAAAGAATATTCCAGTACCTGCACATGCTACAACTCCATCACCGTAAGGAATAACTCCTAATATATTTGTTGCACCACCTGTTGGTTGTACTGCACTACCTCCTCCAAACTTTGTAAACCCATTGATTCGTCTATATCCACCTTCAATAGATACTTCAAAGTTTCTAAGTTCTCGTGCTACTCCGGGAGATTTAAGTAAGTCAATCTGATTTGCTGACTTTACTAAGCCTCCGTCACATGCAACGGTGTATGGTTGTGAACGTGCCATAATTTAAAAATATCTTCTATCGTCTGTCATTGCTCGTGGTGTTGGATTGATAAGATTAGACTTCATATATTTTAAAGCTTTCTTGTAATCATCCAAAGCAAAGGCAGCTTGTTGTGGGCTTTCTTTAAATTGCCACACATAGTAACGTACTCTAGAAGTTATTACGTTACTGTATTGTTCAGGGAAAACTATAGTGTCATCGTGTGCACTAAGTTTTGTAGGTTTTTCAAAAGCATAGAAGTGTATGTTATATGCTTTATCAGGAATAGGACTGAGTCCAAATTTCCTTGAGTCCGGTGATTTAATTACAAAATTAGGCTCACCGTAGGCTTGTGTATCTGCATCATCAGCATTCTCACTATCTCTATAAAAACGTTTCCAATCTGAAAGATTTAAAAATCTTAAACCTTTTGAAACAAATGGAGCTGATTCGCCTGATACATTTATTGTTGTGATATAAAAATCATCCCAGTCTATCGAACCATAATCACTTGCTAGATTAGAACTTCCTGATTTTAACAAGTACCATCGTGTACCTGCTGTTGTAGCAACGGTTACGTTTCCATAGAATGGGTCTGTCGCACCACTTAACCCTGCTGAAAAGAAAGGTAGTTGTGGTTCTTGATTTGCAATATCAAAGATAGATTTATTGACTGCATCCTTGACAAACTGTTGTAGACCCACAGCACTTGCAAAGTTTGCAGAGGTCAGAGGTATTTCGTTGAGTTCTCTAAGAACTTCGTTAGTTATGTCAAGATATGTTGTAGCCATTATTTTTTGCCTTTAGCTTTTTTCTTTGCAGTTTTACTTAGCTCACCAAAATGAAAAAGTCTTACACTTGTTTTGGTATGAGTTTTATTTGTATGTAACTGACCATTAGGCATTTTGTGCATGTTACCTTTCCATTCAGTTCCATCTCTTTTATAATGTTTTACACCTTTAGCCATGATTAATTAGCTTTTGCTTTAGGCATTTCGCCATGTGAGTACATTCCACCTTCGTTGTATACTAAACGACCCATATTAGCTTGTTCTCTTTTTTTCATCATACCACCGGGCATTTTTTCTTCTCTTTTTTTCATCATACCACCGGGCATTCTTTTTACTCTTTTCTTTGGTCCGTACATAATTATCTCCTATCTTCTTTATTAAGTTCACGGTAATAGCTAGGTTTTAAACTTTCATTATAACCTGCCATTTCTCTACATTTCTTAACTTTTTCTTCAATTGAATTATAGTTAGAGATGTTTCCACTTGGTTGTCTTTGTTGACCTTTTTGTTCTTCCATTTTATCTCCTATAAAAAAGTGGAGGAGTCCGAAGACTCCCCCGATTGACACTTAGTCAATACCGTAGAAAGCTGATACTAAAGCTTCACCTCTAAGTACTTTCGCACCGTAGACATGAAGACCTCTAACGATATCACCAAAACTTGAAGGATCACGAAGAACCTCAGTTGAGACGATAGTTTGAGCAGTAGCAGTAGATGAAATATGTCCACCTAAACATTTACCAGCAGCATTAGATGTTGCAGCAATGTTGTTAGATTTGTACATATCAAATCCTCTTAGTTTTCCACTTGATACTAAACCATTTCTGATTGAACCTTGACCAGCGTTAAAGTCAACAGATAGTAATTTAGATGAAGCTTGACCTAGAACTTCGTAGAAGTCAGGACCAGCAACGAACCAACGACCTTCTTCAGGTACGTTTTGCTCGTCTAATAGTCTTGCCATTCTAGCTAGAACATCAATTGGGTCATGCTCACTGGAACCAAATCCAATGTCTAAGTTACCAGTTCCGTCAAAAGTTCCGGCAGCTAAATCAGTAGCGTTGTCAGCACCTAGCACGTGGTCAGGTGAAGAACTTGAAACACCACTGAACATGGTTGCAATCACAGCAGCATCAAAAGAATCTTTTAATGCATAAGCAGCAGATGAAGAAGCTACTTCTTTGAAGTTGACGTGTGACATTTTAGTTTCAATATCATCTACGATGAATTTGAAAGCTTTAGCACTGTCAACAACCAAAGTAAGTTCTTGGTCTGTTAGCTTAGTTGCTGTTGTATCCTGTCCTCTTGTGTAATCTGACACAGAGATAACAGGTTCTTTGATAATCTTTACAGAGTCTCCAAAAGCAGATATTTCACCAGTATAATCGGTGTTTGTAATAGCTTCTACAACCGAAGACTTTCTGAAAAAGTTTAAAACCTTTTTAGAATAAATCGAAGGTAGGAAGAAACTATTAGCCTGTCCACTTACGGAGTTAGCAAAGTTAGCATCGGTATCGGTTGAAGGTTCAAAATATTGAGCCATGATACATTCTCCTATAGTTTAAAGTTAATAATTATCTACTAATTCTGCCTTCGGACATTGCTTGACTTATTTCCTCTTCGTACTTATCAAACTCATCCATAGACATATTAGCAATCTCCTTTTCAGTCCAAACTTTCTCGCCTTTAGGTTCAACAGCAGTTGTTTTAGTTGAAACCAAATCAGCAGCAGACTTCTTGGACTTTTTAGAATCTGACTTCTTAGGTGCAGAATCTATGCCAATATCTTTCTTAAATAAATCCAAAGCTCTTGAAGCTAGGTCAGCATCGTCAGCATTTTTGTATATCCAATCTTGAATAGACTTAGGCTGCTCTTTTGCCCACCCATGAAAATCATCACTGTTTCTGATATCTTCAAAATCAGGATGCTTATCCATCAATCGCTTTTCAGCATCTTTACGAATTAACTCTTTTTCACGTTCTTGTAGTCTTTCAAGTTTCTCTTTTAAGTCTTTAGATTTCTCTTCAGCCTGTAAATGTGAAACAGTTTCTACAACTTCGTAAACATCAGGATACTCTTTTCTAAACTGTTCTATTTCTTCCGGAGATTTAGGAGCTTTGTAGGTTGGTCTATTTTTAGTAGCTTCATCTATTAGCTCTTGTTCTCTAGCTTTGAACTCGTTTAGCTTAGAGTCATAATGCTTTTTCAAGTCATCGTAACGTTTTTTGTAGTCGGGTCGTTTATAAGGTTGGTCTTTAGGACTTTCCTCTTGAACTTCCTGTTCTACATCTTGTTCAGGTTGCTTTGCTTTTGCTTTAGGTTTGTCAAAATACATTCCAGTTGCATCTTCAAAACTTTCCTCAACACCTTCATGCCATGATTTTTTTTGATTATAAGGATTGGCATTTTCCTCTTGTACTTCAGTAGTCATATTCTTTTCTCCTACTAAGGGCTTTTTTTAACAAGGTAGCTGCGATGTGCACTTGCAGGGCTTGTCTTGTAAAGGTAGCCTTTCGGTTTATATAATGATAGAGTGCCTATGACGTCTTGGGTAGCTCTATCGCCTTTTTAGCTTCTGACGTGGTCAGGACTTTTACGCATCATCATATTAGTTCGGATGTTTTTAGTAATTTCATCCTCATCTTCCATGCTTTTTGCTGGAGAATCTACTGTTGTTTTTGTAACGTTAATGTTCTGTGTAACAGGCTCATCAACATCTCTAACAACAACATTTTCTTCTTCATCCATTTCACCGCCATTCGCCATTCCTTGTCTTTCATCTGCTCTCATTTCTGCATCTTTCATCATTCGCATCAATTCATCAGCTCCGATTTCTTCTACAGCTTTTGCAGTAAAGACAAATTCTCCATCAGATAACCGTGCAGGTATACTGTCGGAGACTCCTGAACCCGGACCCTCAACAGGTCCTGATCCAGCAAATTCTGAAGCAACTTCTACTACTTTATCAAATAGCATAGATAGTTGCTCGTCTTGTTGTAATTTTGACATTAGCATATCTTCTTCTTCTTCAGTCAATGCTTCGTCAAGTATAAAATCCATATAGTTATCTTCCATTTCCTCGTCTGATTCCATAGGCATCTCTGATTCCATAGAAGGTTCTTGTTCGTTGTTCATTAACATAGACATTTGATTGTCTATTTCTCCACCCTCTTGTTTTTTCTCTCTTAACTTTTCAAAATCATCAGCAGTTATTTCATTAAAAGGAGGTGCAGCTTTTGCAATTTTCATTTGACCACCAGTTAACATACCATATCTTTCATCATCATTTTCTAGTAATCCACCACCCATTTTAACTTGTCTAGTTGAAAGCAAAGGATTACGATCTTCTGCCATTTCTCTAACTTTCATTTTAATTTGTTTATTGTAATAATCATTATCAAAAGATGAAAGACCTAAGTCATTTGCTAATTTTGATTTTATATTTATTTCTTCTTGAATAAATTTATCTCTATTTTTAGGAAGCTTTACTTCTTCTTGTGATAATTTTGCTAAACGATTTATAAATAAATCATTACTATCAATAAAATCTTTTTGTAAATTACTCATTGCCATAATACTTATTCCTTTCTATTGAGGGCTTCTTTAACCTGCTCCGGTAGCTGCTCCAATCGTACCACTGAATTCACTTTCCCCTGCAACCGGAACATTTCCGATTCCGATGTTGCCACCGCCAGTGCCTGTAGGTCCAAGTTCTTGAGGTTGAGCAGGTGTTCCTGCAAGACTTCCCATACCTCCGGGTTGTTGACTATCGGGTTGAGCTTCCTCGCCAATTGTTTGTCCAGCATTTTGCATTCCTATTATTTGTGCCATGATAGCTGCTTCTTCAGGATCGTTGAGTATTTCATCAGGGTCTAAATCTAAGCTATAGGCTAGTTCACTAACGAGTTTAGAAATTTTAACAAACGGTGCAATAGCTGGACTTTGTGCAGTTTGTAAGAACATAGTCAATCTTTGAGAACGTACTTCTTTTTGCATCAAGCTATTTGTACCAGTAGCTTTAACTTCTAAATCGCCTTCTACATCTAAGTCACCTTCAAAGAACTGCATGTTCCATTGAAAGAAAGACTCTCCAAGTGGTCTTAATAAAAAGTCATCAAGGTTCTTGACAACAGTTTTAATATTAAGACTTGATGCTCCGAGTAACATAGACATACCTGAAGCAGTCCTTGTCATACTTTGAACACCAGTCTGACCATGTGAATAAGATGGTATGCCGGTTTGTTCGTCTGCAAGTTGTCTAAACTTGTCAAACATCATCATATTCTCAGGTGCAGTGTTTGGAAACTTCAAACCATGTATGGCTTGTCCGGGCATACCAGCTTGTCTTCTGAATATTTTACCCGGATATATTTCCATTGACTGTCCACCTACTAAAGCTGATTCGTCAACATCAAATACTAACGAACCTGCCATTGCTAGATTATCTACAGCCATTCTTGCATGACCGTTCATAATCTGCTGTGAATCATCCATGTTTTCTGCTACACCAATACCAAAGAAGTTATAAGGATTTCTTTCGTATGGGAAAGCATGATAAGGTATTCTATATGGAGTAAATGGATTGATTACTGCTCTGAGTAATTGATTACCACATACCCATGCATTGATTTGTACCTCATCTAAATCATCAATATCATCTGATAATTCTATACCAACTTCTCTAGCGTATTCGGCATCCATGATACCCCAATACTCAATAACTTCAAAGTTAGTTTGATACTCATCATTACGAGCATCATCTTTTAATTGATACTCAAAATCTTTTTCAATATAGTTTGGACCTTCAGTTAAACATGCACGAATTGCATCTTCGTCAAAATAAGGCATGTTACGAAGTTGTCTAAGTTGTGATTTATTCATCTTATGACGATGAACTACATACTCACATTCTTCAATACTTGTTGCAGCAGGGTCAGGATAAAAATCCCAACAGCTTACAAATTCTATTCTAGGTACTCTAACTTCGATAGGGTTGTAGTTTCTTTCACCATCTTCACCCATATCCCATTTGTTTAACTTCTTGTTAAAATTGAAAGGTCCTTTTACAATCCCTGTACCAAGTAGAGAAGATTCTAAAAGAGCATTTCTTATTTCAGATGAACCTTTCGATTCATCAATTTGATCATGGATAAGCTTTTCCATTCTTCTCGCAGCCTTTTGAGCTGGAGATAATTCTATCGCTTGTGGGTTTGGACTAAACCCTTCAACTAAACTATCTTCTATTTGATCTTCTATTGTATCAGAAAAGATACCTTTATTAAATGTTGCTCCGGGTTTTAAAACTTTTCCATCACCTTCATAACCAACATCATATGGATTATCTTCAATCCGATTACCGATATCATCAGGTATGGATGTTTCTAATCCGGGTTGTGGGTTATTAACATCTAAATGAGCTTGACCTAATTCACCTTCAGGTATTTTAGTTTCTGCAATACCAATAGGAAACTTACCGGTTCCAAAGATAACATCAACAAGTTGTCCAAAGGCAGCAAGGACTTTTGTTTTTGTAATCTTTACAAAGATTCTAGATTTTTCAGAATCTCTAAACTTAACTGATTTGTTGTATAACCCTCGATAGTTTTCATAAGCTTTTAGCCATCTAGTTTCATCAGAGTTTCGAGCATCTTCGGCTTGATAAAATCTACTTTGAATAATGCCTACGAGATTACTTTTTTGTTCTAGTTCTAAAGCTAGTGTCTTTCCAGCTTCACCTTCAACATCCATGTAAATGTTATCAGCGTTTAAAAATGTATTCTCGTTATCTGCCATATTTAATATCCAAAGGTAGAATCAGAGGGAAGATGTATTTCTCTTTTTATACCTCTAAGTCTTTCTAATGGGCTGTCCATTCGTGGTCGGCTCATTATCATATAACGCAATGCATCATATGCGTGGTCTGAAGCATGTGTATCTACATCTTCAGGATTGGTCTTTGATAACGGTATACTTTGGAGTTCTCGTATTAGATTAGGGCAAGTATTAAATATTTGCAGCTTTGGTCTACCGTTTTCTCTAACCTTTAGGAACTCGTGTATTTGAATTTTACCTTGTATCCTATTCTTATCAGCACGTCTAAGCTTATGACCTGCTCTTACTAAGGCTTCACCAACGGTAGGTCCGGTTGTACCGGTCTTTGCCCACGCTGCTGTATCTAATACACCGGGAACCGAAAACGGGTCCACCAGCTCCATATCTCCTATTATAGCCCCTAATTCTTCACCTGTCAAGCCTTTTTTGTATAATTCTCGATAAATTATCAAAGTTCCATCATTCATATCTATAGTTCCCCATAGACAACAGCTTTCAGAAGCATACCCATAGTCAATCCCTTTGACTCGTTCCCAAGAAATAGGTATCTCAAAAGGTGTAATTACATGAACATTT